TGAACAGGACAAGCGCATTGAATACCGTATTGAAAAAGGATGTTTCAGGGGAACCGGAGCAACGTGAGTAGTCCGTCTGAAACTTATACTCATATCTGGTGTAACCGATAAGGTTGCACTGGGCAGACATGAGCTCCATGAGGGTCATGTGTTCTTCAGGATGAAACAACTTCATCATCAACCGATGCTCAAACACCCTGGCAATATTGGATATTCTACCGTCCATGCGTGAGAAATCTGTGGCGTAAGCATGTGTACTCCCTGTGCATACTCTTGCTACTCCTTCGGCTATTTGTTTTGGAGTTTTGCCAAAAGCATACCAGGGCTGCTGCTTTATGTAATCCGTCGCAGAATACACGTAGGTAGAATAAGCAATTTTGTCAGGGGGCCTGATAGTACTAATATTTCTCGGGTGATTGGGTTTAGGATATGATTCTCCTTTTACAAACGCTTCGTTAATTCGAGTATAGATCAAAGCATCTTGCGCTTGTGCGAAAATGCGTCGTTGACTCGCACGATTCTGTCTGTCGTAGACCTCTTTAAGATCACAGGGGCGCAATTTGTTGGGTACGGGCACCAGCTTCTCGACAAATGCGTCAATGGCCTTGCTGACATCATTGGTAAGGACCAATTTAGTGCTTATATCAGCTATGCGTTTATGGATAGCAACTTTATCAGTGTTGAGACCCCTCATTGGTGTGTAGGCTGGTGTAACGATAGGGTCCATAAAACGCTGGCAGACAGGTTTACTACTCAATTCGTCACAGACTAGCTCGGGTGTGAAGAATGAGTATTGGTGGGTATAGGTATGGAGTGGGAACACGAGATTGCTCATAGCAGCATAGGGGAACATTGCTTTATGAGCATTGATGTAGTTAACCAAGATCGCAGCTTGTTGTCTGTCCAAGTTCTCAGACAACCCCTTTACTGAAGCGATTGACATACCAAGAGTACTGGCATGCGCAATATCAAATAAGCCGTGATGTTGTTCTTTTGAGAGGTCCACCCGTGCCGAAGATCCGGCACGAGCGATGCTTACTTGATTGTTGAATTCCACTCTGACAAACTCATGATCTGAGAATGTTCGACGCTGAAGGGCACAGGGGGACACGTCGTTGACGAAGCCCCACACATTCTTATACCATCGTTTAGGAACGTAAAATAATAGCATGTGTTCACTAACGGGATCCGTCTGTGTGAGGAATGGTTTCACGACGATCTCATACTGAACTGTGTTTCTTGGGCCTTTGAGTAACACATTATCTTGCTGGTGGTTCCACAACGCATGAACATAAGGTCTAGCACCAGTAGGAGCGAAGTGTATTAGGCTATATTGGTCTATGGTGTAGGAATAATCAGGCGTTGTGTTGCAAGCATACTGCGGTACGAA